ATTAATAAAAAACAACAAAAATAAATGAAAGAAGCTAAACTGATAACAAATGAAAATACTTGGGTCGTTAAATGTGATAGACCAAGTTTGGAAATTGATGAAAATACCATAAATGGGTCAACTTGGTTTATAGGTGATTATAAATGGAACCCTATTAATTTTATTGGTGAGTCATTAAAATTAAATTGTAACGAATGTTCATTAATTTTTAAAGAAAGAGATGGTGATTCTACATATATTTTATATGATGTTATTATTGATAATAATGTTATTAATTTTAAAAAAGCAAAAATATTAGTCTAATGAAACTAACCTTTACTGATACTGAAATAAAAACCATAATTACTTTATACACTAAAGATGGGTTAAACACAACTGAAATTGGTGTTAAACTTGGTATTAGTAAGACACCAATAAATCGTATATTAAAAGATAATGGGGTACTTAGAAAAGGTAAAAGTAACGGTGTTAAAATTATTTTAACACCAGAACAGGGAAGCCTTATAAAAGAAATGTATTTGCGAGAATATATGTCGTGTGATGAAATAGCTGAAAAAACTGGTTTAACCGCATCGTTTATCAACAAATATTTAAGTAATTGTAATTATAGGCGAACAAAAAGTGAGGCGACTACATTAGCTAAAACTGGTGTCAAATTATCTCAGAAAACAAAAGATAATATGACAATAGCCCAGCAAAAATTAGCTAAGAGTGGTAGAAGAAAACAAACTGGTGGTGTTTGTAAAAATTACATTGTTAACGGTTTATCTTGTCAAGGAACATTTGAAAAGTTTTATATTGAAAAATTAGTTAATGATGGGGTAGATTTGCCAAAAGAGGGTAAGCCTATAACAACACCATTTGGTGTTTATTATCCAGATTTTGATTTTAATAATAAATTAATTGAAATAAAATCTGATTACACATATGATGTTTTAATTGGCTTGAAAGCAAGCCGATACACTAAAAAGATTGATACGAAACAATACGAAAAAATTAAATGGGTTAATGAGAATATCAAACAAATTGATTTATTAGTTATTGATAAACGAAATAATAAAATTATTAAAAAAGAAATTTAATGAGCCAAGGAAATTACGGTATAGTAAGACCATCAACAGCAGGTCCAGATGATATGGAAATTTATTTCACATACGCACCTTCTCGTGATACTAAACCAACAATACCATTACAACAATTAGTACCTAGTCAAGTAATATCTAGGTTTAATCACCCAACACCTAACGCAAACGGTATTCCGTTGTTTGACGGTTTATATAACTTACAATTACCAGTAGCTAATTTTTCAACTAAAGGTATATACACTGTTATTATTAAACCAAGGGAAATTAGAACAACAATTACAGATTGTGGTGTTTTAGCGGCATTTCCAGACGTTAAGGGACTTGTATTAGATGCTAATCAATTAGGGGTACAAGACGCGAGTAGTCTTGTTGGTTATAGGATAGAATATTATGGTGAAACTGGTAGTAGAATACCTAACTTTTTTAGAATTATTACATCAGCTAACAGGGTTGAACCTGTAAATGCTAATTTATCCAATACAACACAAAAGGCAGTTAGATATCGTTTTAATGATACTTCTAATTTAATTTTTTGTACTCTAACACCTAGTTCAGCACCAAATGTTAAACCAAATCAATTTCCTGATATTGGTGTACCTGGACAAGCGATATCTATCACTAACACCTTTTTCAATCCTGTTTGTTTAGAAATTGACATGGTTGAGTACGATATTGAAACATTAGCTTACGGTATTTACGGTAATCAAATTAAATCTATTGTTGATGGTAAATACACCATCTACGACTTCCAAAATCGTATTTATAAACAATATAACTTATACGAAGTTCAAGACCAATTCAGTGGTGAACCACTACACGAAGTACGTCAATTGGTTAATAACATTGATTTCAGTAAAGATTTTAACACAATCACGAATATTCCAAGTTTATAATGGGAACAGTTAAAGTAATACCTCGTTCATTAACGGATGCATATAAAAGGAGAGAGGGTGACTTTTCCCCTAATCTAGTTGGTTTTCAATTTACCGACGGGGTATCTCTTTTCACGTTCGGTAACTTCCAAATCACAACCAATTTTGACTCTAAAATTAATAAGAATTTTACTTTAGGGGGTCAATGGTCAGACTATTATTCTTTAGATAATTTAAATTTAACTGAAAGTCAGTCTGAAATTTTAATGTCTAATGATATATTCATTAAACTTAATTTTGATATAAATAAAATTAATAGATATGTTTATTTCGGTAGTTTCCACGAGTTTGCTAGAGTTACCATTGAACAAATAATCCAAAAATGGAAGGGTTCTTTATATTTAAACCCACAAATTACTAATACGGCGGTCAATACGGTTCTATCTTTCAGTTATGATAATGGAACTGATATATCAACGTTTTTAATACCAAAATCTGTAGTCCAAAACCCGTTTGAATTAATAACAGCGGATAACCAAGATTTTAGTAATCTACTACCTAGTGACATCTTTAACATATCTAGAGATTATAACAAATATGTTATATATAATAACTACGGTGAATTCAATGTTGTAGGTTACACTGGTGACACAACATCATTTCCTTATTTGAGGGTACAAACGGAAGGTAATCCATTTCCGTCTTTAAGTGCTTCAACATTTGGACAATTAACCTATCATTTTAAACCTAATAATACTGAAGTAGAGTTATTTTTTACAAACCTAAGTGATTTTGAATCTATCTTATTAAATAGATTAACGGTTCCAATATATACCTCTTCTTTTAGTGTACCACAAGAAGCTGATGGATTTATAGTTTTTAATCAAAAAAGATTAACATGGCCAATTTCTGATGGGTATAACCTAGATATTAGTACTCGTGATTATGGTTTATACGTTGAAGAAATGCTTAATATGGCAAATCTTTTCGATCAATACAGAACCGATTTGGTGGCTAGAAAGTTTGTTGCCGAGTCAATCCATGAATACGATACAGACGGTGGTGGTAGTGAAGTTACAGGTAGAAAGGCTAATAAATTATTAAGAATTTATGGTAGAGAATTTGATGAGGTTAAGAAATATATTGATGGTATATCATTCGCTAATGTTGTAACATATAATAAATTAGATAACACCTCTGATGAATTAATTAAGATAATAGCACAAAATTTAGGTTTTGATGTTTTACTAACAACTGGTACTGATAATTTTAATTTATTAGAACAGATACAACCTTCTTTTGAAACACCTTTTAGTGGGTACTCAAGAAGTTTATCATCTAAAGAATTAGATATCGAACTATGGAGAAGATTAGTCATTAATGCTTGGTGGTTGTTTAAATCTAAAGGAACTAGAAAAGTTATAGAATTTTTCTTCAAGTTGTTTAACATACCACAATGTATGGTATCACTTGATGAGTACGTTTATATAGCGTCTAATAGATTAGATATCGATAAAGTATATGACCAATTAATAACCATATTTGAATTAGCTGGGTTAAATGTTGATGATGTTAGATTATCTAACTATCCCATCGATATAGATGGTTTTCCAAGGGTTTTACCAGAAACTAATGACAATTACTTTCAAATGGGCGGTTTTTGGTATAATGGTGGAAATGAATCTACTGTTGGTAATAACCCACATATCGGTCCATATGATTATGGTAAATCATATTTTTCACAATTTGAATGTTTTGTAAGTGATTTCGGTTCATTAGCAACTGGTTCAACAACAGTAAGAGTTAATGAAAATCACTTCAACAATTACAATGAAGGTAGTTTTATCTTCGATCAAAACGGATTACCTGTTCCTTATTATGGTACAGGATATGCAAACACCTTAAACACTAACGGTTCTGTAGTTAACGCTGTAGTTAATTCAGCTGGTCTTACTGCTATTGGTGGTAACAACGCACCAAAATACGGCGTACCAAGTGGTGATACGTATTCAATGAAAATTAATTTCACAACTGGTCTTAAATCGATATGTGAACCTTGTTCTTATAACTTAATCTATGGTGAGGACGGTATAGTATATATTAGGGGTGATAAAGAAACTCCAAATAAACCACTAACCGACCAAAAATGTTGTCAAAATTATTGGTTACCTATGGCAACATCCAATTCATCTGTCGTCTGTCCTAAACCAGATCAATTAGCAATTACCTCACCTGATAGTCCTTTTGGACCTTGTGTGGTCTTAGATATGTCAAATGAGAAGGCAACAATATCAGTATCACAAAGTTGTTGTAACAGACAAACATTAGGATTTGATGTTGTATGGGATGGTAAAAATTGTTTAGATGCGAACTGTATTAGAATTAATGGTGGTGGTATACCACAACAGGATGCGGTAGCTCAGGAATTTACAGGAAGACAAAACTATACGATTATTGAGATGGCAACTATAGGGATAGAACCACCAGCTGAAGCAATAACATATGCTTGTTATTGGTGTCCACCTGATAATTCAATACAAGTGGTATGTAGTGTTGATGAATATTTAAATACTTTAACTGACACTCAAATAATTAACATAGCTATTAGTTTGGGTGCAACACAACCATCTCTTGATGAGGCAACTTCATTCATTGTTAAAGTTTATAGTAGATTTTTTGATAAATATGGATGTTTTATATTAGATGGTGATGACAAACCAATAACTAACAATGTTTGTTGTAAAATGAAAGGTGGTGTTTATACAACAATCAACGGTAGTGGGTATTGTGTTAAACCTTTACCTAATCCTTGTGATGGGGCTACAATATTAAATGGAAACCATATTTGGGTTAATAGTGATGGTAGTATAACTTCATCTGATTGTTGTACATCATTAGGTGGTATTTGGACGGATGGTACTGTTAATATAGCTAGTGTTGGTACAATGCAGGATTATCACGCTACCTCCTACGTCAACCAATTTGGATTAAAACAATATTGTACTAATTGTCCTACTGAGATAATGTTTGTAGAAGATTGTACTACATTACCTTGTAATTCTATAGTTAAAGAAGGTTTAAGTGGGGCTGATTTATCACAACAATGTTGTACTGACTACGGTTTTACTTGGAATAATAACAAGTGTTATGTTTGTCCGGCAGTAGTTAATACATCTAGTGTTTATCCATACACTATTACTAACTTAAACGATAGTAATTTAACAGAATATTGTTGTAGTGAAAAAGGTGGTTGGTACGGTTTACCACAATTATTAAATGATGTAGGTGAACCATATAACCCTGGAGTTAAAAAGTGTTACCAATGTCCACCAACGTATTATTATCCAATAGAAAGTAGTACAACCGCAGTTCAAAATACAAATTATAGTATTATCAATGGTGAGGTATTATACGGTGGATTATCATTATCACAAACTTGTTGTAATAACTATAACACTGAAGTGGGTGGGGTTTCATTTGATGTAACATCACAAAAATGTTTAGTAGATGTACAACAAGAACCTACTTCACAAGAATTCACATTAAAGTTTGGTGATACTAGTTGTGGTACTACAGGCAGTGCGAGTGGAACTCAAACTAGAGGTGCTTGGATTATAAATCTGATAGGAAGTATTAGTTACGCATCAGACGGGGTTTATATAACAGTGTATGTACCAATCGGACAAACTCCTTTAACATCACCTATGTTTATGGATCCTAATTTGACAAGTTATGTAAGTCCTAATTCAACATTTAATTCACCTAATGGAAGATGGGAAAGAACATTTGAATATAATAATAATGTTTATAATCTTAATTTTGGTTCATTGTCTTGGACATTACCAACCCCTGTTTCACCTTGGCCAACCCCAACATTAAAAGGGCAGATAGGATTATATTGTAGTGGATTTTAAAATATTATTATATAAAAAAACAGATTAAAAAATAATTATAGGTAATGGCACAAATAGTATACGCAAGTAGTATCTTTCAAAAAATAGGTTGTATGGACCCATTAGCATCCAACTATGACCCTACTGCAACAGAACCTTGTAACGGTTGTTGTGAATATGGTCAAATTGTAGTTGGTTGTCTCGATCCTCTTGCTGTGAACTATAATTCTTCCGCTAATTCGGATTGTAAAAATTGTTGTATATATGAATTAACTGCTAGTCCGGCAAATTTTGATACAGTATATAGTCCTCTTGATTTACCAGTTGTATGTGAAGGACCTTATCAGATTGCTATTGATGGTCAAGTTCTTGGTGTAACATCGGTTGATTGTTGTAACATAACAGCAATAGGTCCTGTCGCTGAAGGACATGAATACTATTGGGATGGTAGAAATTGTTATTACAGACCAATAATAGAATGTCCTGCTGATATTGTATGTGTTGATTGTAATAATTTTGATTGGTGGAATGATACTTACATCGTAAATCACGGAGGTCAAAGTTTACAAACATCAAATCCAGTTTTGTGGCAACACCTAGTAGACGTTGTAACTAATAGTGGACAAACATTTTATGTACAAATATCTACAGGTAATTTATTAGATGTTGATTGTTGTCCTGGTGTTTGGGAAAATGGTGTTTGTTTTTGTAATCAAGTAGTTGAAGAAGACTATGAACCTAAATGTATAAACACTTTACAACAGTTTTTAGATTTTTATTCAACAACTGAAGGATATAACTATCTTGTTTCAAACGCAACATCTGTTGGTGGTGGCTTAGGTTTAACCAACACACAATTTAATTTTGTATTAGCTAACTTATTTAATTCAAACGATAACAACGGTAATGGTGTTTCAGATTTAACTGAGGCAAGACTTTTAATTACTAACGCTTTAAGTGTTACTGGTGGTTTTTATGTTAATTTTGGTACTATCACTAACAACCCTATTGTAGTTACAAAAGGTATTTGTGACAGTATTGGTGGTTATTGGGATACATCATCTAGTCAATGTATGTGTCAACCTGTTGTTGATCAATGTGAAATTGATATAACACAAGTACAGGTAATTAGTACAACCGATTTCTATAACAATCCAATACAAATTGTTGGATATAAAGATAAAGATGAATACATTGGTGAAGCTTGTTGTAATAGGTTAATAAAAGATTACAACTTACCTTGGGAATGGCAAAGTCCTTGGTGTTATGCAGTTCCTAAAGAAGATTGTCTACCAGTTCAATTTTCATTGAATAATGAAAATATGACTATACCTGCATGTTCTAATAGTTTAGAACTTTCTATGTGGGTGTATTTTGGTAAACCATCAAACCCTTGTCAACCAATCCCTGATCCACCAGATGATGATATAATAGTTATTGATGGTGAGGTTTGTGATATTACACTAACCCCTAATACAGGTGTGATTGTAACAACTGGAACCACAGGTGGTGGTATAGAAGTCGGTCTTGGGACTGAATTCGTACAAAGAAGTATAAGGGTTGTTGATTCTGGAACCCCTATTGAACCTGTTGGGCCAATAGGTATTGGTCAAAGTGCCACAACTACTTGTTGTTATAGTATTTTTAACCCTATTTTAGCTAGGATTACCACAACAGATCCTTTATTAAATGCATCATTAGTTCAAGTAAAAGAATATAACTCTAGTACTGATTATTTTGATAAATGGGTACAAATTAAAGCAACACTACCAACTTCTGGTTTAACATTAAATTTTGGAATCTATTTAGAAATTTACCAAGGATTAAATTGTTGTTGTAATTATGACATCTTCATTGATGATATTAGAGTTGATTGTCCTAAGGACGAATCTTCAATCATTTACAATGATGTACAATGTCCAGGTTTTGAAATTACAAGAGTAATAGATAATAAAAAATCTTGGGTATACAACCCAGGTACTCCTTTGGTTGGTATATCAGAATATGATAACATAGAAAGAGGAGATGGTGATTTTGGTATGTTAAATGGTGAGGGTAATATTAATAGAACCTTCGCACCTAGTTTAGATGCTGATATACCTTGGAGATATACTGATTATTGGGAACAATCTAGTGTTTTAGAAAGACACAGTAATTTAGTATTAAACTCTAAAGAATTAGGACTTACATTTGATATGTGTGCTGATTGCCCTATTAGTGGTACAACATTAGCATGTCCTAGTGGATATACATTGTCGGCTAACACAACTGTTTGTTATAACATAACTGGTACTACATCAGCTACGACGGAAATAACTGTAACCTATTTAAATCTTTATGATTTAGAGAATTATAAAAAGACCTTCCAAAGTTTCTGGATTCCATTTATGGAACAATTTATTCCAGCAACAACAATTTGGGTGGCAGGTGAAAGATGGTGTAATGAACCTTGTACTGTTATAGATGTCTGTGATTATGATTTTGAATTAACAGAAGCTGAGATTTCAATAGAACCTGTACAACCAGGTTTACTACCATCCACACCGAGAAGTGTTGGAAGTAGTGCGATGCCAGTACCAACAACATCCACATCAACAACAACATCTAGTTCGGAACCGACAGGAAGTATACCAACAGAGACACCTTATATAATGCCAATAAAAGAACTTGGATTGGTGAGAGAAACAGTATTGATACCAACAACAGATCAGTTAAGTGTTGACCTTACATCATCTAGGTTTAGATTTAGTGACGTAACAACAGAAATAGTAACATAATGGGATTTTTGTGTAATAAAAAAGAAGAAGAAAAGGTAGTTTCTTTAACGTTGATTAAAGAAAACGTTCTCCTAAGTGACTTAGGTTTAAGTAATGTTTATAACATTAACCCTAGTGTTGAATTTTGCTCTGAAGTTTTTAGAAGTCCTGAATTTATAGTTTCAGGTGCTGTAGAATTAGTTTCAGGATTAACTTCTACGTTAACTGGATGTACTACAGGTGATACTGCTGTTTATAATTTCGACTATACACCAACCTTTGATATAAGTGTTATAATTACGGGTGGTACTGATTACACTGGATATACAGGTAATTTATGTTATAAATTATTTGATGGTTCTAGATTTATAACTAGTGGTGCAGCAACAAGATTAGTCGGTGAAAGATTAAATTATTGTACACCATTTAGTGCTATAACAAGTAGTACTATCACACATAATTTCACTCAAGGTTCGGTATTACCAAATACATGGGGTGATTATCTAATGAGATTTTATTACACATTCGTATCTAAAGATTGTAATGTGGGTTACGGTTTTAACACTTGGAATAGTTCTGTACAACTTAATACAGTACAAAGTGAAGATAGATATTTTATAACTGTAGTCGATCCACCAGAACCAATTTTACCATTACCTGAAGGAAAGGTTTTACCTAATTATGTTTTGGTATCTGAAAGATTGTTATTTAATGGTGTATCATCTCAAATGAGTTTTCAAGCTATTAACGGTAATTTAAATTATTGGATTTTAGGTGGTTATCCACTAAATAATGAAGTGTTATTGACTGTAAATGGTATCACGTTAAAACAAAGTTTTAACGGCCCAACCGAAGGAGATTTCCAAATAATAGATAACGGATGGGGAACGCCTAAAGTTGTTGAGGTTTTTGGACCTATTGAGGGTGGTAATGTAATTAGACCTAGTGATACGGTTGTTGCAACATATATTAATGCACAACCTAATTCATGGCCTATGAGTTTTGAGAGGTATTTCATGGATACAATCCTTATTGATGGTTTCACTTTTGATGGTACTGATCATTATAGAACACCAGGTGATAATACAATTAATGTGTGTACCTTATCATGTCTTACACCAACACAACAGATGTTTACTACTAGAGCTATCAATAGTGAATATAGTATTAAAGTATATGTAAATGGTGTTGCTTTAACGGAAGATAGAGAGTTTTTCTTATCAACTTTTGATGGTAGAATCAACTTTAATCCTGATTTTGTAACACTTAGAGCTGGGGATATTGTTGGTTTATTAGCCTACTCTAAACCAGATAACGGTGATTATGATTATGGTACAATAGATAGTAGAGATTTCACAGTTAATTGGTCAATTAATGAACAATTACCATCTAATGTCGTAGGTTATTTTAATGTGAAATTGTATGATAAAGATAGTAATCTACTACTATACCAAAATTCCAATGTCCCGTACTTGAGAGACCAAGTAAATTATTCTTCTTCATTTACAAATTTGTCAGTCAACGTTAAATATAAAATTGAAGTTGAATTTAAAGTCAATTATTATGCAAAAATGGATAACAGTGTTTCAACATGTTCTTTCGCATATGGTTACTTTAATACCAATAACCCTAAGTTATTATATAGTACTTAATGTCTAATCAATCAATACGAATAAGAACTACACCTGGTAGTAGTAAAAATATTAGGTTCAAATTAGATCAAGACTTTGACTTTCTTGAGATATTAAGTCTCAAAATTAGTCAGGAAGACTTGTACCAACCATTTTGTGCCAATTACGGTGTTGTTGTTGGTCGTGTAATTGCAAACAAAGGATTTGGTTTGCCTAATGCAAAGGTATCAATCTTTATTCCTATTACAAATGAAGACCAAAAAAATGAATTAATCAAGGACCTTTACCCATTTAAGACACCTTTTCAAAAAAATAAGGATGGTATTAGATATAATCTTTTACTTTCTAAATCAACATGTCAACTAAACACTCCAGTTGGTACATTCCCAACTAAAGAGGAGGTTTTAGATAACGATATAGTGTTGGAAGTCTTTGAAAAATATTACAAATACACAACTAAAACCAACAATGCGGGAGATTTCATGATATTTGGAGTCCCTGTTGGACAATATACGATTCATATGGATTTAGATATGAGTGATATTGGAGCAGCAAGTGTTAGACCTTACGATTTAATCGAAGAAGGTTACCCTGAAAAACTCTTCCAATCGAGAGTTGAATTTAAATCCTCAACAAATCTAGACTCATTACCTCAAATTAAAACAGGTAATAGGGGTGTTGAAGTAATACCGTTTTGGGGTGATTCAGAAACTTGTGAAATTGGTATTACAAGAGCCGATTTCGATACTGGTTTAGAGATTAAACCTAACGCTTTATTCTTTGGTTCTATCTTTACTGACTCAGGTAAGATGAACTTAAATAAAGGATGTAACCCAAGAAATGATATGGGTGAAGAGGATGAGTTAAGAACTGGTGTTGGTCGTATCGAAATGATAAGGGCCTCAGATTATGACTTATTAGAGTGGGTTAATAACGATAAGGTAGTACCTACTGAATTAGAAAATTTTACAGTTAATGGTGGTGATTTAATTGATGAGAATGGTACGTTTGCTTATGCGGTACCAATGAATCTTGGTCATGTAATTACCGATGAGTTTGGTAATTTAGTTCCTTCAACTGACCCTTCTGTGGGTATAGCGACTAAAGGTTTATACAGGTTTAAGATGAACTTTGTTGAACCTAATGAGAACCCTAAATTTAGAACTGCACACATATTCTTCCCAAGTTTGGGTAGAGATTTTGGTGGTACATTAGGGGCTGTTAATGGCGGTACACCTGGTGGAACTGAAGACCAAAGATTTACAGATGATATTAATGCATATAGAAATCCTGAACTAGATTTCCATTTATTTGAGTGGAAACAACTCTATACCATTGCTCATTATATTAAAAAATATAAAAAAGGTGCTAATAGGTTTAGTCATATTGGTATTAAAAATACCGATGTTAGTGCTGAAACTAACTTATTCCCTTTCACGAATGCAATATGGAAGTTTGATATTATATACTACATTATTGCTTTTATTATAGACATTATATCTTTTATACTGAAACTTCTAATAATATTAGTAAGTCTATGTATAAAATTCTGTGTTAAAATAAGGTTTCAGTGGAGTTGGGACGGACCTACCATAGTTAAAATAAGTTTAGGTTTTACCATTGATTTCACTTTAGTTGATTTCTGTTATCAAATATGTCCATTTGCTTGGTTAGGAGGGTTAATACCACAGTTCCAATTACCTTGTGAGAATGCACCAAACGGTGAAGGATACGACATTCCACCAAGTGGTGGTACTTGGGCAAGTTGTAATCCAGCAAGTTGTGGTGGAAGTACTTTAGGATGTAGTTGTCAAGGGGGTAACCCATGTTCAGGTTGTAATACTTGTGTAAATTTAGACGTTACTGGCACTAATTTAGGAAATAACCCATGTTTACAAGCTCTTTTAGATTGGAAATGTTGTGTTAAATTAAACGCAGCTGAAAATAGAAATGTTATTAGAAGAGTGTTTAACGATGCTTGGGTATTTGGAACAGCATACTTATTCCAATTTAAGTATAAGAAAAATAGAAATGGAAAAGAGAAATTCTGTGGACCAGGAGCCGACCATTTAAGAGGTGATAACTATAAGAGTAATAAATGTTGTATTGATACCGATGGTGGTGACCAATGTGCAAGATGTTTATTAAGAGGCCCTAATACAACAAAGGGTCATCCTTATGTTGGTGTTGGTAACTATCATGAAGTTTGGCACAATAGTGCAACAACATCAAAAGAAACTGGTGCTACCGATATAGGTGATATTATATATTGTAACGCATTGTTATCGACTAAAATTGTATCATTAGGTAGGATTGAAATGTGTCAAGAGACTTTAGAACAAATTGAAACCTCAATTCAAGCTAGTCAGGCATTAAGTGAGTATACACAATCAGCAACATTCTTTACGGGTACTTTCTTTGAAGATGGTTGGGATACTAATTATTGGGTGAATTTCTTAAAGGAAAGTTCATATGAAGATCCAAGAGAAGTTCTACTTTATTTAGCAAAAACACAAACTAACCCACCTTGTAGTTTCAGAGAATTATTTTGGGGACCAGGAGGATGTCACGAGTTTGAGTTACAAGACAATCCTTATTTCTTTATGAAAGAAGTCTCTAAAATTTACACAGACATTCAATTATCAGACACACCACCAACACAAGATGAGTTTAACCCACCTGGAGTTTCCAACCCTTACGGTGATTTAGTTAACGATCCTAATAATTACGGTGGGTTTGTGGTTGATAAGGATGTGGCTAGTAGATTTAGTCCTTGTGGAGGTAACCCATCAAATTGTGTTGGTAAACCTAATGATAATTGGACTAGAGGTGTTTCACCTATCACACCAACAAGTCCAGACCTCAATGAGGCTGACAATGATGGTTGGGATAGATATAATGACAGAAACAACAGAAACAACCCAAATACTAGGTCAAATATACCATATTACTATTTTGGTATCATCCCTGGTAAAACGGCATTAACTAAATTAAAGAAGGACTTCTTCTTTGAAAAATAATATAAAAAGATAATATAACGATATTTATAAAAAAAAAGTAGAAAGTGAGTTATATAGATAAAAACAGCAATACAGTAATAAGTGCTAGACTTACAAATGAGGGTAGATTACTACTTTCTTTAGGTCTACTTAACTTTGACACATTTAGGTTAGGCGATTCAAATATTGATTACACCACCTTAGGTCCGACATATGATATTACATTGGAAAATATTATAAGAGCTAAGGCTGAAAATCCTGATATTAAAACACCAATATTACCTACTGCAAATGCAACTAACACTTATGTTAGTATGCCTAGTCAACCCCCTGTAATTTTACAGACCTTAATTCAATCACCAAGACTTGGTTTCTTTGAATATGGTTCAGGTGCAACTATTGAGTACACAGCCTATACTGATACTGTTTGTCATGTATTACAACCTGATGCTGTTATTCCTTTAGCTGGTTTAACAGGTGGTACTTCTATCCCTATTAGACAATCAGGTACTTATGGTTCAAATACTTATGAACCTAAAATCGGTGACCTATTAATGGTTAAGATGAGTAATGATGAATTGTCATTAATACAGGCACCTAATGTTGTAGATTTAACAGTTCCAGTACCTTATCTATGGTTCCAAGTACAAGATATTGTAAGTGGTACTACTTTAGCATCTAACGATTTACAAATTACTATAGATAGAAATTTCGCTAGTTTCCCATCTTATGTTGGAGCAAATGAAGCACAAGTAATTTTCTATCCATTAGGAACAGGAACTACGAAGGATACTTTATTTAGTGATGGTGGGTTCTTTAGTGGTGGTTGTGTATGGAACATGAACAATGTTTGGTCATACCCAATTCCAGGAGTTAACCCTTCAACACATGAAACTTTCGACGACTATGGTTCAGAAACTTATATAGGTACAAAAGAATATTTTGGTTATACATCTGAGATAGGTTATCTATATACAGCTAATACGGCTTGTAATATAGTACCTTCTGTTAGTCTTATTCATTATACGAACAAAGAAACTTGTGATAACCAAAGTGAACAAAAATATGGTCAGAAATTCTATATTGACACTACCGTTCCTGATTCACCTAAATTAATCTTACCTACTTTAATGTGGCACAAAGAATATAGTGCAACAACAATAGGACAAGTATTTAGTGGTTCAGGTAGTATGCAATATGTTACATTATCTGGTAACACAATTTATCCAGCTCCACAACCAAATTCAATGGAGAAAAATGTTTATTACTATGACTTAGTAGACAAATATAGTAATAAAGTTGGTCGAATTTATCCTGAACTTCATATGTTTAGCTTAGATAACCAAGAACTTGTAGCGGCACTTTCATATAAATCAAATAGAAATTGGACTCTTCCAACGGCTAATACACAATTAGGAAGTTTAATTGATGGTATTGTTGATGGAACTGAAGTTGTATATATAACATACATGTTAGAAAGTACTTCAGGGTATACAAGTGGTTTACATTGTCAAAACATTGTTTGTGTAACAACAGAAGATTGTGACTGTAACCCAATTGATAGTAAAACAATTAAGGTTACGTTACCAAACGAATTCCCATACATGAAAGTTAGTGGTGGTACTGGTTGGTACGCAGATAAATTCTATATCTTAGCTCAAAAACAACCTTTAGGTACTTACCCAGATCCAACTCAATGGAAATTGATGGACTATACTTCTGACATTGTTGGACATACACTTGGTACAAGAATAGATCCAAATAATTTAGCGGTGTCTGAATTTGAGATAACTAACACTGACTATCTATCAGGTACAACTTATGATTTAAGTAATTTCATTAAGATACCACAGATAGCTGAATCAGATTATCTACAATTTGGTGATGAAAGATTTTTATATGGTAACGTTGAAGCAATTGGTGTTACAAACAAATATAGAACAAAATTCGTATTTGCAATTCCACCAACAATGTTCAATTGGTCGACAAACCCAACATGGGCCTCATCTGGACAAAAAGTTCACATCGATGAAATTCATGTATACGGTTCACCAACACAATTAGGTAATAGACCTTTAGTTGCGGTTGGTAAAACAAATCTACCTATTGAGAAAATAACAAACGCTACCATATTAATTGAAATAGCTTTTGATTTATAACTATGGCTTTTATAAATGGCAACCCAAACTCACTTAATTTTGTCCTCACTAAAGAAGGTAAGAAATTATTAATGACAAAGGGTTTAGTAAATGAAATATTTTATTATAGTCTATGGAATGATAACTTTATTTATAGTTTAGATGTTCCACCTGATTTCATGCCAGATATAAATGGTTCTGAAAAATCAAAAGTAGATTTAATAAATAATAGATATGAAATAACAACTAAATAATGGCTAATATTACACTGTATACAACAAAATATGGAGCTGAACTTTTAGGTAAGAAAGGTTGGTTAGACACTATTCAGTATTTTTCTTTAGGAGATTCTGGAAGAAACTATGCTGTAACTGCTGACCAAACAATTATCCCATCGATAGCTGGGTTAGATGCCTTAACACCTAAAACAGCGTCATATTGTTCAAAAGCTGGTTATCAAGGTATGATGACAAATCCTACCACACAAGAAATTCAAGATTTAATTCAAAACGGGATTGTTTTCTTTAATAAAGAAGATTGTGCTGATGAATTTAAGGATCCTAATTTAACAGTAAACTTCCACGTTATGAGATGGATTAATTACCTTAATCAAGCTCTTACTAACGGTTATTCTTTTGATATGATAGAAAAAGTAACGATGGATATATTCGACTATATAAGTCTTACTGTTAGAGAAAAGAATTTTACAACAGGTACTTTTGACGATATTAATAATACTACAGATTTTAAAATTAGTTATGTTTTCTCATCAAAAGAAGACATCAATAGGTATCGTTCTATAAATCCATTATTTATGAGGGTTGATAAGGGTGGTGAAAAATATCTTTATGAAGGTTTTGGATCAACTAGATTTTGGTCACCCCTTAGACTTGGTGCAACATCAGCTTTAGTTGGTGGTAAACAAATCGATGGTACTAATTTAAGAATTAGTTTACAACCTGATTATTGGGGTTATAACACTAATTTTGGTTTTGTAACTAATTTTGAAGAGGTTGAATCTAAAACTGATTATTATGATTGGATTTACCCGGCAATGAGTATTGGTGGTACGATTTATGACTTAAGAAGTAATAAATTATACAACACCAAATCTAACGACCAAATAGGGTATTTTATGAATTTCTTCAATACTAACGGTCAATCAGCATTAAAAGGTTTAACGGATAGATTATATCTTTATTTCAAATCTAACGGTCAGTTAGTTGATGGAAAATATCAAGTACCTTTAAATTTTGATATGACGTTAGCAAATAGAACTATAAATAATTTAAACGAAATTTATGGTAATAAACTGGTGATTAATTTTATTTTAGATCCTACGGATTCTTTAGTACCATCATCAGAAGGTGAAATTATAGAATTAGTGTAATGGCAAAATCAATCATACCAAGTTACTTATTAACTTACAGATACCCTGATAATGAATATTCAGGAACAATAACTGACAAGAACTTTTTACTTTCATCACAAAGTAGAGTTTTTATTTCAAAAACAAATAAAGGGGCACCAATAGTAAATGTCCAAATACCTGGAGCTGAAATGAATAATTTATTTGCGGTGGGTGATGAAAATAATGCGAAATTAACAACATTATAAAATGTATAAAATAGATAAAACAAGTATTGCAACAGTAAAAGATATTTCAGATTTATATACCGTTGCTATCCACCCAACTGAATGGAAATGGTATTACTTAGATCCAGTAACTAGTCCTACTTATAAAACTGAATCAACTAACCATTTATGGATGTCATTAATGGGAATGTACGACCAATCTAGTTTGAATATGTTGAACCAACCATACGCTTATGGTGGGGTTTTAGACACTAGTTTAGCCGATTTAGTAAGTGCTTTTGGTACTTACGGGGCTTACGTTTTTAGTATTAATCAAGAACAATATAGAGTTGAAACAAATGGTTATAATTTAGCGATTAATATCCCATTAAATTCAGCTTATACAGGTATGACTTCAGGTTTGACAGCAACTACACTTTACAGTAGTTTCTTTTACACTGAAGGTTGTTTAGGCAAAGATACAAGTAGTTTATGTTCTGGTGCTAAGATTGATATGGTTACAAGTGAACCGAGTAGAATATTCGAAACCTATGGTATCGGTTACTCCTATGTTGAGGGATCAAACCCAAATCCGGCAGATACAGATTACCCATACTTCCAATCCAAAGTAGTACCGTTATTTAGTGATAGTATTTATTACACATTCACTGGTTCTACAGGGACTAGTGTTTCTTGGTCTACTGGTTACGGTGAGACAAATAGATATGGTAGATTCAATGGACAATTAGCTGGTTTTAGAGCTGGCCAAACAAACCCAACAAGATGGAATAATTCATACGGTTATGATAGAGTTGCTGGTCTATATTTTATTGATAAAGGAGTAGGTGTTCTTTTCTCCCCAGAAATTGTGAACGCTTTAGATTTAACAGCATTCAGTGGTAGTTTCTATACTGGAGCAACACCAACTAATTCAGGAACTACATTTGTAGTAACAAGTGATATTGATTATAGTACACAACTTAAAATCAATCTTACAATTCCTTCAGATGAACCTAATGCAACTTCTAACCCATCATATATCGGACAAAACGATGGTTGTGATTTAGCTGTTGATAAAATTTGTCTTCACGCTTCGGATGGTAGTGTTGTTGCGATAGCACAACTTGATGAGGCTTTAGTGATGGGTAATGTACAACCTTTAGAGTTTATGTTACCACTTGATAGTGGAATTAATGAAAATGGTTTAGACCTTAGAGGTAGAATAGACCTTGGTTTTACTATATAATAATAATTAAATTAATGTTTTTAAATGAGAATTTTAGGCTTAGATGTGTCTACCAAATAATTTTCACGTAATGATAGATATTTATCATTATGGAAAGAAATGTTTATATCTACGGCTTAATTGATCCAATCACTAGCCAAGTACGGTATATAGGTAAAAGTTTAAACCCAAAATCGAGATTACGTAGACATATTGCCGATAGAAATCTATATGATTCATATAAAGATAGGTGGATAAGAAAGTTAAAAGAAAATAATGTTAGACCAGAACTAATTATTATTGATGAAGTTTTAGAAAAAGAATGGCAATTTTGGGAATCCTATTATATTTCTTATTTTAAATTTATTGGATGTAATTTAACCAACTGTACAAATGGTGGTGACCAACCCCCTTCCACTAAAGGTAGTAAACATAGAGAAGAAAGTAAGAGAAAAATGTCAGAATCAAAGAAAGGTAAACCAATACCGTGGTTAAATAATGATAAAAAGAGAACGGAAAAACATAGAAAAAATTTATCTAAATCATTAAAAGGTAGAACATCACCCAATAAAGGTAAGACTTTTAGTGATGAATATAAATTAAAACTGAGTAAATCACATAAAGGCCAAAAAACTTGGATAACCGGCAAAAAACATAGTGATGAATCTAAGAAAAAAATTAGAGAAAAAAGGAAACTACAAGTTTTTTCTAAAGAATCTATTGAAAAAAGATCAAAATCTTTACAAAAAAAGGTACTCCAATATCAAAACAGTGTTTTAATAAAGGAGTGGGAGTCAATTAAAAAAGCTACAGAATTTTTAGATGTTTCTTATAATACACTAAATAAAGCAATTAAAAATAATACACCTTTGAGAGGTTACGTATGGAAAAAGAAGAAAAAATAAAAAGCCGTATTATGGGACTTGATGTGAGTACCAAAACGATTGGTATGGCACTGTTTGAAGAAGATGGTAAATTATTGGAATTAACACATATTACACCAAAAATTAAACCATTACCTGAGAACAAATTGGAAGAACTTTTTAAGAAAGTTGATGCATTTGAGAAGCTTTTAACAAGATACATCGAACTCGATATTGAGAAAGTTGTAATTGAAGAACCACTACTCAATAGTAATAATGTTTATACCGTTGGAACACTTCTTAAATTCAACGGGATGATTTCAAAAATCGTTAGTGAGGTTTTAGGTGTAACACCAGAATTCATATCTTCATATGATTCTCGTGCTTATGCTTTCCCACAATTAATGGCAATCAGAACTCACGATAAAAAAGGTGTACCTTACAACGAAAAAGAATTAAGTAAGAAGAAACCTGTTTTATTTGGTGGACACCCTTGGGATGTTGATAAGAAACAAATCATTTGGGATTTAGTTGCAGACCGTGAACCACAAATTGTTTGGGAATATAACAAACACAATCTTCTTAAAAAGGAAAATTTTGATATGACCGACGCTTATACAGCTGTTCTAGGGTTTATGAGAAAAGAAGGTTATTGGAAATAAAAAAAGGGACTTAAGTCCCTTTTTTTTTATCTATAATAGATTCTTTGTCTATTATAATTCATAATTTCATTCTTAGGATTATTGTAAATTTCTTTAAATACTTTAACCGCTTCTGGTGATTGAATTTTTATTGCCGCTCTTAAAGCCTCAGTAAATAATCTATTCGATTCTTCCAAATCCTTCGTGTTACATTTGTGAACATTACAGTAGTTAGCCTCACACATTTCAGAGATTACCATTCCTGTATAGAAACCATGTAAATCATGTTTAAGAACAAATTGGTCAGCATTACACCAAACAGCGACAATAGGTTTTGTTTTTAGAATGTCAACAAAACTACTGTTAAGACTGTGTAGACTATATTTGTGTAATTCACCGTCGATTAAATCAACACCATTTAAAGTAATTTTAGGCATCATTAAACCCATTGGTGAACCGTGACCCATCATGATAATTCTATCATATTGTCTCATGTTTTCTCTAAGATTAAACATTTCTTTTTGAGTTGTCATAACTCTTGCGTCAAGGTCAGCGTAAGAAGGGTCAAGAAAATCTGTAGTTCTATCATCAGGGTGAATCACTAAATTCTTACCACTTGTAACATTTTTTTCAGCAATCTCCATATACTTGGGATTGGTTAGATGTTTAGAACGAAGTTTAGTATAAGGACTATAAGTATAAGTATTATACCCTTCTTGGTAATAACTATAAAAATCGTTATCCTCCATCAACATATTCTTAATTATTTTCTTGTATTCCATATACAATAAATATATTGAATAACCAAGTAATTTACTAACTAATATCTTTTTCTTATATTTTCTCTATGGGACAAATTGAATCTAATTTACTCTTAGATATTATAATTGAAATTTTAGGGAATCCAAGAAAGGAGAACCGTACAAAGTCTCAATTTGCGTTTGATTGTCCCGTTTGTTCGGTTGAAAATGACACACCAGAGGGTGATGGTAAAGGTAACTTTGAGGTTAACCTAAATAAAGGTGTTTACCATTGTTGGGCTTGTGGCGGTACTCACCAAACCCACGGTTCTATCGGTAAATTAATCACAAAGTTTGGTAGAAAAGAACATCGTAAAAAACTGAAACAATTAGGTATTGTTTTAGAAGAAATTAAAACAGGGAAGAAAGTAATTCAAGAAGTTAGGGAGATACAATTACCTGAAGAGTATCAATCCTTTAAAGATTCCAACCCCAACAGTATTCAATATAAAGAGGCTTGGAATTACCTTACCAAAGAGAGAAATTTAACACCCGATATTATCTATAAGTTTAAAATGGGGTTTACCACTTCTGGTGAGTACGGTTATAGAATTATAGTACCTTCATACGATAAAGAGGGTAAATTAAACTACTTCACAGGTAGAACGTGGTTATCACGAAAGAAACCAAAATATAAAAACCCTGACTTACCTAGAGAACAAGTTATTTTCAACGAACAACTTATTAATTGGGACTCGACTGTTTATATAGTTGAAGGTCCTTTTGACCACATTGTTGTTTATAATTCAATCCCAATGTTAGGTAAGGATTTACATCCAAAGTTATATGATTTAATTATGAAGAACGCCAATAGTTGGGTTGTTGTGTTATTAGATGACGATGCGTGGACTAGGGCTAAACAAATCTATACACAATTAAATGTTGGTAGATTATACGGTAAAGTAAAAATAATAAAGATGAAAGACGGATATGACATTTCAAAAGTTAACGAGGATTTCGGACGTGAAGGTGTTGTAGATGTATTAAAATCTAGTTTTAAATTAAAAGAAAGTTCTATTTAAAACTTATTCTTTTTAACATATCTATTGGTGTAACTACAAAGGGGTTTTTCTTTTATTTTTTCTTTATTAATTTTATACCACATTTTCATTTTAGTATTTATTTTTTCTCTATTAGTTTCACGATATTTTTTATCACTAAGACTTTTTTTTAATATCTCATCTTGTGACATATCAGCTTTCTTTTTTGACATAATTTTACTATTTTATTATAAATATCTAAAATTATGAAAAAGAAAGTTCGATATAATGGGATTCAATAAAAGATATATTAATGAAAAAATAATAAGAGATGTAGTTAGAGAAGATGGTTTAGAATCTTTAATTAAGTTAATTAAAAAACCCGATGCTCTTATAACTGAAGATGATTTTTCATCTAAAGTTTGTGATATTATTAAAGAAACAGAAGAACCTAAAATATTGGATAGATTAATAAAAGAAACAAATTTATATGGGAATGGCTAGTTATCACTACACAAATCCACCTTATTATCATGAAAAAGATAGGTTGGAAGAAGAAATTAATGAATTAAAAGATGTTGTTAATACTTTGACACGAGAAATAAATGAAATGAAGAAGTTGTTGTCCGCACGTGCATCTTTCACCGATTTCAAAGTATTCAAATTCAATGAAGAAGAAGAACTTAGGAAACAAAAAGAATTATTAGAAGAGGAAGAAAGAAGAAGACATATGGAAAGAATGTCCCGTATGTTAAAATCAATTAGTAGATAATGGCAAAAAAGAGAGATAGTGTAGTTTTCCTAGAACCTATTGAACACGTTTATATTCATAAGTTCACAAAGGAAAAATTTAAATCGGTAACCACCGTATTGGGTATGTTGGAACCTGAGTTTAACTCAGAAGAGATTGCCCTAGCTATTTCTATGCAAGACCCTTCCAAAAAGAAGGAACAATATCAGAACATGTCTCAAGCTGAGATATTGGCTGAATGGAAACGTATTAATGATGAGGCTAACGAATATGGTACTGAAATCCATGAAATAATGGAAAGATATCTTTTAGCCAATAAAATTTATTTCCCTAAAGACGACTATGAGAGAGAACTAATATCCAAGTTCCAAGAGATTGATCCCATGACCGTGGGAACTATATATCCTGAAACCATACTCTTTTCTGAAAAACATAAATTAGCTGGTACTGCCGATATAATTGAAGATTGTGGTGACTATTTTAACGTTTGGGATTGGAAAACTAACAAAAAGTTTAGATTTATATCAGAATATAATCATTGGTTAAATGCCCCAGTTTCTCATCTTTCTGACTGTCAGTATAATATTTATGCTTTACAGTTATCGATATACGCTTACCTCTACCAATTAGAAACCAAGAAAAAGGTGGGTAGACTTGGAGTATTTTATCTCAATCCTGACACCAATAAATTTCAATTAATACCAATTCCATACATGGGACTTGAAGCTAAGAAAGTTCTTGACCATTGGTATGAACTTAATAATGGTAAGTGATATTTATGCATATATGAAAAAACTTACAACAGATTCTTTTATATTAAAATCAAAAGATATACATGGTGATAAGTATGACTATTCTACGGTAAGTTATGTTAACAGTCACACAATACCTGGACGATAAAATTTTAATTTTTTATTATTCTGATAGCGTTCTTTTACAATTGTAAAGAAAGAGTTGAAAGAACTAGGAAACAAAAAGAACTAGGTGAGGTTAGAAAAAAAAATGGTTCAGCGAAATGTGGTAATAACCCTTTTTCTAAAACCATAATCATAGATAATAAAAAATATGATTGTTGGTCTGAAGCTATCGAAAAATTAAAAATGAGTAAATTTAAAATAAAAAATAGATATAAAATAGAATATGAAAAACATAAATGAAATCGAGTATCAAGAAATGATAAATTCAGATAAACTTAGTGTTATTAAATACTTTGGAACGTGGTGCGGTCCATGTCGCGTCCTATCACCAATTCTTGATGGTGTATTAAACGATTTCCCAAACATTAATGCTGGTGAAGTTAATATTGATGTCCACTCAGATTTAGCTATTAAAGATGGTATTAGAGGTGTACCTACAGTAGTATTTTATAAAAACGGTGTTGTTGTAGATAAAATGGTTGGATTACAACAAGCACAGGCTTACACACAGAGAATTAATTCATTAATTAATTAATCTTTGATACGGAATTCAATAGAAAGACGGTTAAAACCCTTCCAACCCTTTTTAATTCTCCAACGGTATTCCAAGTTAGATTGTGGTACGAAACCATCTTCTAATTGAATACCAATATTAGAACGGGTGATATTGTCTAAGATATCCTGACCAACGTAGTTGAACATATCTGAAACAAATTTATTGTAATTTGTTTGAGCTAAAGATAAATTACCTTTACCGAAAAGTAAGGTAACATGTTCAACCATATTTTTTGAAGCTACTTTAAAAATGGGCTCTGAATAAGCAGTCCATTTTTTAGCTTTAGAGGTTTTATATTTCTTAAGTTCAACCTTCTCACCATTAGGGGTAATAGTGTCAAACTTTTCAAAAGTAGATTCAGAAGTGGGTAAAAATTTACTAGCATCAAATCCAACAGAGGCAATCTTATCGAAATTGGTACGACCAACACCCGTCCATATAATTTTAGGTGATGCCGGAGTGTGGGACCAACCCTTGGTTTCACAAATCATCTTTTCGAAGTCCACACCTGTTTTATTTCTTGATTGTCCCATTTACTGATTGACCTTTTTTGATTAACATTACAAAGATAATAATAATATTTAAATTGGCAAAAATGGCAGAAGTTTTCGATACAAAATTAACACCCGAAGAAACCCTTGATTTAACAAATAGGTTGATGGGTTTTTATGAAGGATTAGACACAATTCAGGATTATTTCCTTGAAAGAAAGAAAGAAAAAGTAGTGGGTGTTGACCACGATAAATACACTAAACTAATGTTCGATGACTATGGTGTTGAACCAAAGGATATGAAGTTTGAGATTGAAATTATTGAGGGTAAATTATTCAATCCAGCAACACAAATTATTACATCCCTACCCTTAGAATCCCAAATTGGTAGACAAATTATGATTGGGGTTAAAGAAACAACAACTAACAAATATGTTGGTTTTATTCGTCTAGCTTCACCCGTTTTATCAATTAAACCCCGTAACGATCTATTCCAAGGTTTAAAAATTACAGCAAACGAAGTTAATAAATACATGATTAATGGAGCGATTATCGTTCCCGTTCAACCATTTGGGTATAACTACTTGGGTGGTAAATTGTTAGCTTTAATATGTTGTTCACATGAGGCACGTCAAATGTTAAAAGATAAATACGGTGACCGTATTGATACTGTCTTTATGGAGACAACCTCACTTTATGGTGATATTAAAGGTGTGAGTCAATATGACGGTCTTAAACCGTTTATGAGATATGGTAGTATGACTGAATCTGATTTATTCTTATTCCCTAATGATGATGTTTTTATGGCTGTTAGAGATGCCTTAAGACCACATTATGGTAAACCTGAATGGGGTGGCTCTATGGTAGACCCAGGTCCTTCTGGTCCTAAAATGAGAGAATTCAATAAAATGGTTTCTATCCTTAAAAACCATTTAAAGGTACAAAACCCTTTGAAGTTTAAAGAATTTAGTGAATTCACTAAGACCCATATGAAGGCTAAAACTAAAAAGAGATACTATTATTGTAACTACGGTTATGATAACGTACCACAATATATTGCTAGTGATGGTAAAGTTCCTTTAGTTAAGAGAGATAATTGGGATAGATACCATTTAACTCATATGATTGATTGGTGGAAGAATAAGGCAAATCAAAGATTTTTAACATTAAAACGTGAAAATAGGTTAAAGACTGAATTAGAAATTTATACCTTAGATACGATAAATAATAAAAATATAGATATGATTAGGTAGTTAAAATAGGTTTTAGTCTATCCACCA